AAGCATGAAACATACGGGTACAAGTGCGGCGAGTGCGGACACGAAACGCCGCTGGAAAAGCTGCGCCCGCTGTTTATGCACTGCAAGTGCGGCAAGAGTTTCAGCTACAAAACCAATCTGACCGCTGAACGGGTGACGCACACCTGCCTTGCCTGCAAAGCGCCGGTGGATTTGGAGCTGAACAGCAGAAAAACCGCCTATGTTACCGTGGGCGAAAGGAGATAAAGAAAATGGCAAAGATTCTGTGCAACTACTTTGGACTTAGTATGGCCGCCGAGGGCAAGAGCGATTTTGTGGGCAGGCAGGCCGCCGCCTTTTTGGGCTATGTGCAGCAGGACGCGGAGCGCTGCGCCGCAAATTGCGGCAGTGCCGAGGATTTGAGCGACGCGCCGGAGGAGATCAAGCGGGAAATCCTGAGCAACGACGAGGAGCTGCGCCGCAGGGAGCAGACCGCGCCGGGCGTGGAGCATGATGTGGTGGCGATTTACGACAACGCCGGTATTCCCTCCATCATGCACAGGTTCCGCCGCGTGACCAACAAGGAGCTTTTCGGCGGCAGTGACGCGGTACACCCGGCGTTCATCATCGGCGGCGAGGTGTACGACGAAATTTATATTTCCGTCTACGAAAACACCATGATTAACGGCAAGCCGTACAGCCTGCCCTTGCAGGAGCCGGTCACGAATATCACGATGGAGGATTTCGCGCAGGCGTGTTTCTCCAAGGGCGAGGGTTGGCACTGCCTGACGGCGGCGGAGTGGGGCTTGCTGGCTGACACCAGCCTGAAACTGGGCACCCTGCCACACGGAAACACGAATTGTTCCCACTGGCACGGTGACGACAAGGAACAGGGCATTATCATTGAGGACAGCTACAAGACGCTGACCGGCAGCGGCCCGGCTACTTGGACGCACGACCACACGGCCAGCGGTGTACATGATCTTTGCGGCAACATTTGGGAGTTTGCCCGTGGTGTGAGAATCCGCGACGGGGCGCTGTGGGCGGCGGAGAACAACGACGCGGCCCTGCCCGAAACGGATTTGACCGAGTGCGGCGACGGATGGAAACCGATCACGGATGCGGAGGGCCACCCGCTGTATGTTGCGGTGGAAGATAACAAGATCACCTTTAACACCTATCCGAGCATTCACCGTGACTACTGCGGCTGCGCGTGGGGGAATGTGCGGATGAACTGCGACAGTGAGCAGCTGCGGGCACTGGCCCTGTTTGCCGGGGAGGAAAAGGCCGGGTGCTATGTGGACAGCACCGAGGGCGAATACATACTGTTTCGCGGTGGCCACTGGCGCAATGGCGGCCGCGCTGGGGTGTTCTTTTCCAGCCTGGGCGGCCCGCGCTCCAATGCCCGCGGCCTCGTCGGGGGCCGTTCCGCTTATTTCAAGAAGCACTGAAACGCCGGACACTGAAACACTGACCGCCAAGCGATAGCGCGGCGGAGAAATGAGGGCACTATGGAAGTTTTGAAAGCTATTCTCGCTGCGCTGGTTGGCCTGCTGGTGATTTTTGCCTGCATTGCGTGGGCAATCGCCGCCGTGCTGGGGCCGCTGGCAATTATCAAGCTGTGTGCGCTGTGCCTGCTGGGCTGAAAGGAGCCGGGCTATGAAGTTGAGCAAGTTTGTGAAACGAGCCAAGAGCGAAAGTTACTGCGTGGTAATTCATGCGGACGACAGCGGTATTTGGCTGGGCACCCGTTTGGCGCTGTACAACGCCACGGAGTTGCCCTACATGGAGGGCAAGGAACAGGCAGGCGCGGTGCTGGACATTGACAGCAAGGCGTGGGAGAAGATGTTCTTCGACGAAAAATACACCGCACACGCCGGGGCGGACTTTGGCATGAACCTGACAGAAACAGACCCGACGGAGCAGGAGGCGCGGCGGGTGCCGCTGGAAATGTTCTACAAGGGCATGGGGCTGGTTGGCCTTGTGTACGGCAATGGTGGAGAGCTGATCTTCTACGACGCGGCGCTGATTGCACCGATTGCCGATGTGGTCAAGACCAGCGACTACATACAGACCGTTGTGCGCAAGACTGCTGGCGGTGCGCCGTATGTGGTTATCAAAGACGGGTTTGAGGTGCTGGCCGGGTTTGCACCCTTGAAGATCATAACCAAGCAGTTCTTGGAGGATTTGAGCGAGTTTGAAAGCGCCTGCGTGAGCCAGTATATGCGGGAGCAGAAACAGGCTTTGGACGCAGCAGACCCGGACAAGCAGGACGAGGGCGCGGAGCAGATCGGGATGGAGGACGGCCATGCAGAGTGAAACCAAGTACACAAAGCAGGACTTGGAAACTATGCGGGCGTGGTCACTTCAACGGAAAATTCAAGTAACGCAAACAAGAATCATTGAGTGGATAGGCCGGTATGACTGAAATGTGTACATTTCATTCAGCGGCGGAAAGGACAGCACGGTTTTGGCGGACTTGACGGCGAGAGCGTATCAAGCCTTTTGGTGCCCGAACCGAAAAGAACCGCTCCATTTGGTGTTTGTGAACACGGGGCTTGAATACCCGGAAATCCAGAAGTTCGTAAAGTATTTTGCAAAGTGGCTGGAAAGGCAGTATGAAATCCCCGTTGACCTTAAAGTGCTGACGCCGGAGCTGACTTTCCCGGAAGTGCTGACAAAATACGGCTACCCGGTGATCGGGAAAGAGGTTGCAAAGGTGATCTACTACGCCCGGAACGGTTCACAATGGGCACTAAACCGGCTGGACGGGCTGGACAAGTGCGGAAAGCCAAGCAAATTCAAGGAACGCTACAAGAAGTACAAGTTCATGGTCGAGGCACCGTTTTCAACTTCGCAATTATGTTGTGATGTTATGAAGAAAGGCCCAGCCAAGAAGTACGAAAAGGAAACCGGGCGCAAGCCGATAGTTGCCACTATGACCGAGGAATCGGAACAGCGGCAAGCATCGTGGCTGCGGTACGGCTGTAATTCGTTCGATTCAGAACGGCCCATGTCAAAGCCGATGTCATTTTGGACAGAGCAAGATGTGCTGCAATACCTGAAACAGACCGGCATACCCTATGCGCCGGTGTACGGCGAGATCGTGGAAGAAAATATGCAGTTGCAGATGTTCGACGAGGAGTTCCCGCCGAAATTGACTACGACGGGCTGCGACAGAACAGGTTGTATGTACTGTATGTTCGGGATTATGAGCGACAAGGAGCCGAACAGGTTCCAGCGCATGAAGCAGACACACCCGGCGCAGTACAAATACTGCATATACGGCGGGCACTTTGAAAACGGCGAGTTAAAGCCGGATAAAACGGGCCTTGGCCTTGGCAAAATCCTTGATTACATCGGCAAGCCCTATTGAGGGCAAAAAACAGAATAGGCGTTGCAGGCCGGGCGTGGAGCGGGGTTGCGCCCCGCCCGGCTGCTTGATTTTTTAGCCTTGCCGCGCTGCGGCGGGCTAAAAAAATACCGCCTTGGGCGGCTTGGGGCTGGTATATCAGCATTAAGTTAAGCACCACGGCAGAAATGCCGGGGAAAGGGGTCAAGGGGGAAACGAGGGCGGCGGGTACTGCCTGACCAACAGCAGGACGGAAAGAGAGCCGCCCGGTGTTTCCCCTTGCCTGCGGAGCAGAGTGTGGTATTCCAGCAAGAAGAAAATAATACAGGGGTGCGGGGGTGTAGCCCCCGCATGGGAAGTAACCACCTTGGGAGAGGGGCAAAAGCTGTGAAGTCGATCTATTACAGAGAGCAAAAGCACATCTGCGGCAAGAATTACGACACCGCCCCCTACATGGAGGTTGATCTATACCCTGTGACACCCAAGCAGCACAAGGCAAGCCACCGCGCCAAGCGCAAGGAGGCCAGCACCCTTGCACAGCAGACCTACAACGACAACAGGGCCAAGCGATACCATGTGCAGCTTGTCAATGCCAACTTCGGCAAGGGTGATTTTTCGTGGACAGGAACCTACGACGACGACCACCACCCGGAGCCGGGCGACACGGCCAAGGCTGACCGCGATTTGACGAACTACATAAAGCGCTTGTACCGTTGGTGCGATAAGAACGGCGTACAGCGCCCCAAGTGGGTTGCCGCCACAGAGTATTGCACCGTGCAGGAGGATGGCACAGCCTGCGGGCGGCACCACCACCACGCGATCATACAGCACACCGACGGCCTGACCCGTGATGTGCTGGAACAGCTATGGGCAGACAAGGCCGGGCAGATTGGCTTTACCCGCTGTGAATACTTGGATGTTGACCACGGCAGCGTTGAAAGCCTTGTGCGGTATATCAGCAAGAACAAGCGGTGCGCCCGGAGCTGGCGGCAGAGCCGTGGCCTTGAAAAGCCGAAAACACCGCCGCCGAACGATACCAAGTGGAGCCGCAAGAAGCTGGACGAGGCAAGCACCCTGTACATCGACGATGTGGCGTACTGGGAGCGGAAATACCCCGGCTACACACTAAACCGGGTGGAAACGCGGGTAAGCAATGCCGGGTGGCGGCACACCACCGTGATTATGCGACGGGCGGAGTGTTGGCACGGCACACCGGGGCGCAAGGTTACGCCGAGAATGAACAGGTAAGAAAGGGGCACGGGTCTATGCTGTGCGTGAAAAAAGTTATCGTGATTTGCCGGGAGGTCAACAGTCAGACCGGGCAAATTGCCGTGTATGTGGTTCCGATGGAAATTGACGAACACACGGTTGTGCGTTTGAGCCTGCGGTCAATGTTCAACCCGGAATTACGCTATTTCTTCGCGTATGAAGATGTTTACCAAGAACAGAAACAGGAAATCACCGCCATGCTGAAACGCCGGAATATTACCAAGCAGGAAGTTGACAGCGTGTACGGGATTGCAGAAGTTGGGAGGTAACGACTATGGACAACAAGGAACGCTTTATTGAGATTTTCACCTCACAGATTCACAGACCGGGCGCGGCGGAGCTGCTGGAATGGCTGGAAAGCACGGACTTTTTCGAGGCACCGGCCAGCACCCACTACCACGGCAGCTACCCCGGCGGGCTGGTGGAGCATAGCCTGAATGTGTACTATGAGCTGATCGGCGCGGGGCGGGTGCCGGGTGTGCCCACGGCGGAAACCTATGCCGTTGTGGCGCTGCTGCATGACATTAGTAGCATGAAAATATAAAGGCTCGTGGCGGGAACGCTGCGGGCTTTTTGTTTTGGGCCTGCCCGGTGAGGGCGGGCTTTACTTTTTGGAGGTGTAGAATGCCGAAGCGGAGCGAGAAGCGCGACACCGCCAAGGCTGAATATATCGCCAAGAAGAAAAAGGGCGAGGAAGTAAGCCTGCGGGCGCTGGCCGGGGAGCTGGGTGTGAGTTACCAAACCCTGCGCAACTGGAAAGCGGCGGACAAGTGGGAAGAAGCGTTACCCAAGAAAAAGCGCGGCGGGCAGCCGGGCAACCAAAACAGCAAGGGCAAGCGCAATGCAGCAGGCAGCCACGACG